TCAGCGAACTCGGCCAGCACTCCAGTCTGCTGCTGCTCCTGCAGCCTGTTCAATGCCGCGATCTGATGCGACAGGCTGCGGAAGCTCTTGGCAACGTTGACGAGGCGGATGTCAGCCATGACTCAAGGGCGACGATCATCAGAGCCAGTCAGGCGGGCCAGCAGGGTGCCGAGGGTGCCGGCGGCCGTGAGCGCACCGGCAGCAGCACCGCGCCAGGCATCAGGGCACCTCTCATCAGTGCCACGGCAAAGCAGCGGAGCGCCGAAGCCACCAACGGCGGAGACGAGCACGCATGCCACTAGGGAGCCGACGATCAGGCGGGTCACGGCCTGGCCTCCAGCCTCACCAGTCGCTCCGAATGCTGATCCACTTCGGATTCCAGCTTGTCAATCCTGCCCTTGAATTGCGTCTGATTACTGAGCACTTCATCCAGCTTATTCGGCACGGTATGGATCAGGTATCCAAGGCCACCCAGCGTCCCAGCAGCTACAACAACCATCGTGCCAGCGATCGCCTGCGCCTTCACTTCTTGCCAGAAGGGAGACGGCGGCGTCGGGGCCATGAAGCAATGCGTGGCTCTCCTTCAGGCTACGGATCAGATCAGCTGCACCAGCTGGATCGGAACGTTGTAGAGCGCCCCATTCCTGTCGTCGAAGTCCGGCTGCGAGGCATAACGCCAGGATGTACCGGCCGGGACGATGTTAGTGGGGCTGCTGTGACCGGCCCAGATCACGTCCGGCAGCAGGAATGGGATCGTGCCGCCATCCTGCCCGCGGTAGTGGTTCAGCAGGGCGTCTCGTTCACTCTGGCTCAGCAGCTCGTAACCCAGCTCCAGCTGCACGCCGTAGCGGGTGTCGCAATGCAGGAACAGCACAGGCCCACCACCCAGGCCGCCGACGCTGCTGATCGGAAACAGGCCGAACCCATACCGGCGCGTCGATGGCGTGATGGATGGGAAGACAGCCATCAGTTCTGAACCGTGATCACACTGGCGGCAACGCTGAACGTGGTGTTGCTGGTGATGATGGTGCCGCCGAAGTCGTTGTAGAAGACCAGTTCATCGGCGCTGCTGGCACCACCACGGGACTTGTAGACCACCGCGCCGGCTGCGCTGATCGTGGAGCTCGACCAGGAGCCGGAGGAGAAGGTCAGGGTGACTTGATCGGTCGCCGTGTCCTTGGCCACGGTGCAGGTAACGGTGACGCCGCCGGTGGTGTAGCCGTTGCCGTTGGCAACCTCGTTGGTGACGTTGCTGCGCTTCGTGTGTGTGTCCTTGTTCGGCGTGTAGCTGCTGGTCACCAGCAGCATTTTGAAGGTGTCCGTATCAAGGTCGATGTTTCCCTTGAAGACATCCTCAGGGAAGCTGTTATAGATCAGTGCAGCCATGGGAGGCAGGGTTTAAGACAGGCTAGGAATCACGACAGCGTGAGCCCCCACTTACTGGCCAGAGCGTTTTGCACGGTGGCTCGATCAGTGGAGCTGAGAACAGCGGAGAATGCGATCACTGCCGCGACCTTGCCGTACCAGCCTCGGCCGCCGTTCTGCCGGTCCATGCCGATCACAAAGCCGTTGCCGCCGTTGGTGATGGCGGTACTGTTGAGCCGCTTCACCCGCAACAGAGACGGGCTGTTAATGGCAGGCAATGCACCGGAGTCGTAGACGTTAGTGCTGCCATTGTTGACGTAGGCAGCATTAAACCAGCCTTCAGGATAAAATCCCGAGGTTCCAACAGATCCCGGCAGCGTCCAACCGCCGCCGTCGTATGCTGTCACCAGGCCGTTGAAGTTCGGGAATGTAGAGCCGAAATCAGCATCCAAGACAATGTAAATCTCGGCAATCGTTGGCACCGTGCTGGAGGTGTTCCGCAGTGCATTGCTGTGCGATTGGTTGCCAAAGTCAGCCACCTTGAGCCCGTTACCCCAGGTGCCCTGCACGACGGTGCCGGATGCCGCGAGGTTCATGCCAGCGGAGCCCTTGTTAGCAATGGCCGTGATCGACGAGCCGGAGAGGGTGACCGTGCTGGCGTCGCTGAAGTCGAAGTACAGCAGCGGATTCAGTGCCAGGATCGGGTCACTGGGAGTACCAGCATCAGCCGCCCCAGCCGCCAGCGACAGCGTGAGCGTCTGATTGATGCCGAGTGCAGCGCCGCCATTCGTTGCAGCGCCGGCCGCAAGCGACAGCGTGAGCGTCCTGGCGATGCCAGAGATGCCCCCGTCACCCGTGGCGGCACCAGCGGCGAGCGTCATGGCCAGGCTCAACGCGGCGCCACTGGCCGATCCTGGACCCTGGACGCTCACCGCACCAGCAGTCAGGCTCATCAGCAGCCGCAGCTGAATGCCGGCTGCACTGGCCGCCACGGGTGGAGCGGTCTCCAGGGTGATGCTGACGTTGTGCCCGCCGCATGGCAGATCCTCCACCGAGCCATCGCCTGTGTAGCGCCAGCGGTAGTTGCTGGGCACATAGTCTGAAACGCTGCCATAGCTCACGATCTCGGTCGGCAACGTGAAGGCTTGGAATCCGCCCTTCTCGCCGGTGTAGTGGTTCCAGATGGCCAGCATGTCGGCCTCTGGGATTGCGACAAATGTCAGCCGCAGCTGCGCTCCAATGAAGACATCAGAATGGCGGACGGTTGTACTTCTGCCGCTGTAGCCAGCGAACGCCGTCGCCGGATACTCGCCAGGCGTGAAACTGCGGGTGCTCGGGACCAGGGCGGGAAAGGTGGTCATCAGCTCATCGTCACCTCAAAGGTGGTGAGGTCAATGGTGATGGTCTTCATCAGGGTGAGGATTGCGGGACTGTTGAGGTCGTTGACAATCGTCTCAAAGGGTGGGATCTCGCTTGGTGAATACACGTCAAAGGATGCGTCTGTCCAGGCGGTTGAAACAACCTTGTTGAACGACTGCTGGCTGATGATCTGATCATCGGCAGAGTAGACCTGAACAGATACGGACAGCGGGTCGCTTGTTTCTCCTGAGGACTGGAACCAGCTGCCCCAAAGCTCAAGCGTGGCGGTTTGAGCTGTTGGGTGATTGGCTTTCAATGTCACCAGGTCCAAGTCTGTTCTACCTTCAGACCACCAATGGTCACGAGCTTCGGGCCACACGGAAATTGGCCATTCCTCTTCATCAAGGGTCACTGGCCACATTGCCCACTGCCGGAACTGAAGCTCAACCGGCACTGGATACGTTTCAGAATCTGGCCAGTAGTCTGACGTACCATTGTCAGAAATCACGTCATTGTTATCGGACAAAACTTGATTATTGCCAAAAGCCCAGAACCTGACCTCAGACAGGTAAGGGTCCGTCAGGCGAACGAAATGATAAAAGTTGAAACCGCTGGTTCCCGGGAACGTCATGCGCAACGTCAGCCGTGCCCCATCCTGGTTCTGCTGAACCGGCTCAAACACAGCCATGCCAGAGTTCAGAATCACGACCTCATCAAAACCGCCGCTTGTTGACGTGATAGCGACTGGCATTTTGTATTTGACGTAATTGTTTTCATCCAACGTTGGGAAGTCGCCAGGATTGAAGGCAATCTGAAACTCGCCCTGGAACACGCGATTGCCTGGCGGCGGAATCGCCGTGTTGTCGTCTGGGTAATTCTCGGCAGTCCACTCGGCCACGATCAGGCCGCTGGCAGACAGGCTCGGCAGGCCGGCAGGCTGCGGATTGATCGGCGTGTCGTTTTCATCGACCGCCACGACGGTGCCGCTGGTGATCGTTGCCGTCAGATCGCCTTTGCCCGCAAGCGGCGCCCGGCCGGTGGGAGCGACCCTGATCCGCACGATCAGAGTCGTGTTGGCCCACGTCACAGAGTGGAAGTACAGGCCAACCCTGGTCGGATCCAGTTGGTCATCCGGGTTTGGATCAGGGTCGGGCTCATTGCTTCCACCGCCACCGGTGCCGCCGCCGCCAGGGTCTGTGATCGGTGTGTCGTCTCCGGGATCAATGTCTGTGTCGGTGCCAGGGTCAGGATCAGGATTGATGAACTCGTCATCAGGCGGCACCGTCGTATCGCTGGGGCTGTTCAGGTCGCAGCCCAGGCCGGTCAGGTTGGAAGTGAGCAGCACGCCAGCGCCGGTGGCATTCGCCACGTCCAGGGCGATCAGGCTGCGGCCCTGGCTGTCTACTGGCTCATGGCTGCACTCGTATTGGATGTCGCCCGCCAGGGTGCGAGAGATCCGCTCGACGGAGTACAGGTAGTCGTGGAACGCCGGCACGTCTCCAGAGGCGTTGCGGGTCAGCCGGACGCGAACGATGCTGCCCTGCTGCACGATGGTGTTGTGCGCCTGGGGGCGGACCTTGAATCGCATCGTGTGGGTTGAGCGGATGCGACGGGCCAGCAGGTAGGCGCCGACCTTGACGGCATGATCCTCGCGGGTGCAGAACGCCGAGAGATCGTGCGACTCATACGGGCCATTCGCTGCCGTGCCGGCATAGCGCACCTCGGCCGTGCGGATGATGCCCACATCCGCGTCGAGCTGCTGCCGCCAGATCATCTGCGCGACGAACGGCTGACGGTTGGCCCAGTCGCCGTAGACGATCTCTTCAGATCCTGGGATCACCAGGTCGTCGTTGAACGTGTAGACCACCGTCAGCGGCGTCGTCTTGATCGTGCCGTTGGCGTTCACCGGCAACAGCGGCTTCAGGCCCGCCTTGCCATTGCGGCTGCTTGAGCGCAGCAGGTGGTACGGACCCCAGCGGGCAATGAGCTCGCTGTAGTTGATCGCCTCGGTGATCCAGCAGTTGGTGGTGATGTTGTTGGCGTTCAGGAAGACGCTCGCCGCCTGGATCGATGCGGTATCGATCAGGCCCGCCGGGATCCTGGCGCTGTTCAACATCAGCCAGTACGCCAGATCGGCCATGGAGTCCGACGACACCTCAGCGGTCGAGTCGGCCCAGCGGTAGACCTGCATTCCGTCGCGGACGAAGCAGTGAATCTGCCGGTTCCACACGTCGAACCCATCGGGCACCGTCACCCGGAACGACAGGGTGGAGATGCCGGGGTAGTTGCCGACCGTGCCGCAGAAGTAGGTGGCCTCGGGCTTGTCGTACCCCGCGCGGACGACGATCGCATTTCCGGGCAGCCAGTTGCCGGCGCGGCGGTTGTAGGTCTGCCGGAATGAGCCCACCCGGCATTGCCGCTGGAACACGTCGCGGACCTGCAGCGCGCCGATCCGGCCCTCGCTCAGGATCAGGTGATACCAGGCCGTGACGGCATTGGCGGTGTCATTCGAGAACCGGCATTCGGTGGCCTTCGGGCTGATGAACACTCCGCCGGCACCATTGCGGCGGCGGCCGAACACGATCGGCACCGGTTCACCGATGGCATGTGCCTGCTGCTGCACGTCGAGCGGATTGCTGCCCTGCGCCGCACCCTGCACGCCTGGCGTGGGCCTGGCGCCTGCCTGGATCGCCAGCAGGGCCAGCGGGTCACTGCCACGGATCAGGCTCACAGTTGCGCCCCCACGCCCATGATTGATGACGTCAGTCTGCGAGGCGGGACCGTGGCGCCCACCGGCGAAAGTGCCGAGCCGAGCTGCAGGGTGAACTCAGTCACTGTCGCGCTGCCGCCGACCACCTGGCCGGTGAATTGACCGATCAGGGTCGCGCCGGCTGGTGGCCCACCGGCGGCCTGGCTGCTGTCGAATTGGAAGATCCGAAGCTCTGCCAGCCACCCACCAGCCAGGGCACGCTCAGCGGCGATCGCGATGCGGCGACTGGCCGGCAGCACGACCGA